GTATATCCCGGGATATGTTAGCTTAGTGTCGCTTTATTATATTGTATTGTGCCATTATTGCGTAGTTATTGTGTACTGCTTGAGCATGCTCGCTTTCCGCTTGACGCATATTGTATGATTGAGATTACTCTCTACATTTGTTTTTGTGATTTTTATTTTATTTTATTTGTCATCTATCATAGATAATCGATGTTTTCTGAAAAGTTAATAGTTGTATTGTTTTTAGATCCCACGTTAGTATATACTTCGTGTGAGTTGGTTCGAGGACCTGATTTAATTGTGCTAACCCCAAAAGGGAGATCACGAGAAAACTTTTATTCTACAATATTAATGGAGAGAGCGTCAACGTTGCTAGTTCCCCTGAATTTAACTCTTATCTGTAGACCCTTGCATATGGTTTGTTATATGCGTCATTATGATGGATATTGATGGGAGTCCGCCGACATCCCCCCAATTTTGAAGTAATGATAGACTCAATTTATTTCTGGCGTCCACCAAACTTTACAAACTTTTTCGCAATCATGATGACAACTAATAATAATAACGTTTCAACTTCGTCATCTTCGGAATCGGAAACTCTTGGACATGCAAATGTTTACGAAGCTACTTCGATCCCTTCTATTAATACCAATCCCTTCGCTTGTTCGACTATAATCACTCCTTGTAATAATTGCGGTGTTCCTCTTAAACCTAATTTTACTGACTATCGTTGTGATGATTGTATTCGCGAAGATAAATTAGTTATGAAATTACATAACCTTGGCTTGAATGATCAAGACACTGAAGAATGCCCTATTTGTGAATCACTTGTTTCTCCTTTCCATCTTAAAAATGGAATGTGTCTTGCTTGTGCCATTGAAACTGAAGCCGGGCGTTATGGTCCTAAGATATTATCCTCTGAAATTGAATTTTTCCGATGTGCTATGTGCCAACAATTCTTTAAACCCAGTTCTACTTGGGCTAAACGTTGCGATTACTGCGCCTCACATAGGATTAAATCGAAACTCCGACAAAGGAAACCGACTAAATATGCTGCTCTTGCTTTGTCTGATTTAGATAAACTTGTTGCGGAAAAATTAAACGAAAAGAAAAAGATAATGCAGAATAAACCTCCTCATAAGGATCAGTTGTTCTCCTCTCCCCAAAAATTAGTTGCCACTGTGGAGAGTGAAGTTCAACACCCCCGGAAGTTTGATTTTGATTATAATTATGTCTATAAAGCTTTTCGTTATCAAAATAAATTTAAAATTCGATATTTGATATTACGTTTGTTTTCTGAATTAAAATTTGATGTTAGATCCCATTTGGTCGATAAAAGAAGTGAACCCTATTATAAATTCTTTATACATTTAAATTTAACATGTTCTGGCGATATCACATACCAGAAATTTTATTTTGTGACATATAATTCATTTGTGGCCCTTAAACAAGGCCAATATGTGATTACGATAGGATGCTTCCCTAAATGTCTATCTAAATATTTTAAATATTATCCTACATATGATTCAGCTGTGAAAGCTGTCGAAAACAATTTTACCGTTAAGCCCGAATTATACCCTGACGTTTATATTAAACCCACCGACCGTACCTATTATGCTTGTATGATGGTGGATGATGATGATGATATTGATCCTGATATTCAAGCCTCTTTAGAACATCAAAGTGTGCTTATTCACGAGCTTGAAAGAAAACAATCCGAAGCTGCTCAGAAGATGAATGAAGCTACACTCGCTTATGCGCGGGCTGAGAAAGCTGCCCGTAAAGAAGCGGCAAACGTTGCTTATGCCGCTGCACGTGAAAAAGAAGCTAAAGCAGCTGAATCTGCTGCATTTCAACAAGCCCAATCTGAAAATAAAGATTCTGTTAAAAGTTCTTATTTCGGTTCGTTTGTTGAGAAAATTAAAAACACTTTAAATGCTCCCGCAAATGTTGCCGCCTTATCTAAAACTGCTGCTACTACATCTGATGATATCAAACAAACACTACGTAAAGTTGATCCGATCTTGGATTCACTCGTGAGTGCCTCAAAAGATGTTCCGTCACTTGTTAAGAGTATGGATGGTACGGTTAAAAATGCTGATGACCTTATCAGCCAGCTAAAGGCGAAATTCTTACATGTTCCTAAATTCACTGATGTCTTCTCACAGATATATGATGGTTTTAAAAATACTGTCCATGCTGTGTTGACTATCGGTCCACTTGTAAATTGTTGTGCAATTGTTGCCCTTGTTCTGTGTTATGGTATGTCTACTGATCCTAAAATTAAGAAAATTGTTTTATTTGCCATAGCGACATGGTTGGGAGTTTATACTCTCGCTGGTGTCGCTCAATTATCTTGCAATTATGTGGAATATCGTAATAGCCTTGCACACTCTCTTTTGAATACCAAATTGCCTGATGGTACGAAAGATTTTACTCTTGCTCGTGGTCCCCCGGATGCCCATGGTATCTCAACTTATCGTAAAGATGGTTGTGATAAACCTTTGGATTTATTGGATTTCGATTATTTAGATTCTGAACGTGATCAAGATATTGATGGTAAACCCGTTACCCCCGACACGAGTTATACCGCCTGCGCCCTTGATGAAACTACGCTCCCGTCCGCTTCTGCTCTTTTTATGAGAGTTTTTAGTTGGCTAGGAGCTACTATTGTCGATGGCCCTATTTCATGGTTTGATACATTTTTCCATCATACTGATAAAAGAATGAAACAGATGATCACATTGTTTACATTCACTTCTAAATTTCAAGATTTTATATCTTATTTACAACAAGCTTTTGAATGGGTCGTTGATTCCGTATATGTTTATGTTTATGGAATTCCCCGCTCTTTGAAAGTTGATGATCTTGGAAAATTATTCAGTGTTTGGATGCATATTAAAGCCAATCCTACTTGTTATTCTCCTGCCGTTTATGAGTGTGTCCGATCTGGATTTCACCATTACGCTAAACAAGTCACTAAAATATCTGATCCCAAAGTTGCCAATGTTCTTTCAAATGCTCTTACAGAAGTCACTACAGCCCAGAATAAAATTATGGGCCAATACTTTTCTTCACGTAAAGGATGTGTTCCTCCACTTGTTGTTCAAATAACTGGAGAACCTGGTCTTGGAAAATCCACCGCTATTATTGCACTAGCCAAAGCTCTTTGCTGTGCTTTACTTGGTGGTGTTGATTACGAAAGTATTCACACCCGAAATTCAGCTCTTGATTTTTGGGATAATTATCGTAATGAGCTTATATGTATATTTGATGATTGGGGTCAATTCGTCGATGTCGAGGGCACTCCCTCTGCCGATTTTATGGAATTGATTAAAATTAAAAATATTGCTCAATATTTACTTGCTATGGCCGATCTTAAAGATAAGGGTATGTTTGTGTTTACTTCACAAATTGTACTGCTTACGTCGAATAAAGATTTGACCGATACTCTGATGAAGAGTTTAACTTGCCCCGGTGCGCTCAAAAGGCGCCTTGATATTATCTTGACATTAGTTAGCCAAGATCGTTATGAATTGGTTAAATTATTTGACAAAGATTATCGCGATGAACAAAATCGTCGTGAAGTTCGCCCAACATATGATTCTTCAACATTGGCTCCTTTCTTGTTACAAGAATACTACAAATATTGTGCCCGCGAAGTTGCTGTGAGTAAGAAAATCACCGCAAAATTTATCGACAGTGTTGCTGGTTATTCTCCCAAGAATGATTGGCTTAATGCTGATGCTCTTGATCATTATCTCAAAGTCACAAAATTTCTTAATGTTGATAGTCTTACCCCCCGTGAGATTGAGACATTGTCCAAAGTTGGTGCTCACTTCACCAAAATTAAAAATAATGACCTTTTTGAAATTCCCACTTCTGTAACTGGATATGGTAAAGGTATGGAGTTTACAACGTTGGATCATTTATCGCGGTCTATAATTGAAGATTTATTTGAAATTAAGTTGCCTGCTCTCGCAACACCTACTCCTGATGACATATCACAATTCTTTGGTTGGCCTCGTGAAAAGATTGAAGTTTTCCCAGTTAATTGGACGAATTTAGATTTGTACACTCAAACTCCTCGTATGTTTGATATTCTTAAAACAAACCTTATTAATATGAAAGGTTCTTCAGGAAAGTTTCACCCAAACCATTGTTGTGAAATTTGTAACCATTTGGTCGTACAAAATCACGATGGCGAAAAGTGTGTTCAGCGTATGCGTCAATATATGGATGGTAATGAAGAATATATGAATATGAAAATAGACATTTATTCTGATGCTGATATCCAATCCGATCCCTTGCCTTTGTGCCCTTTGCACATTGCCACAATGAATAAAATACCTCGTTATGAGTTGTTTGACCCTAGTGCGAACACAGAAGTCAATCCTAAAATGATGGCTATTATGATCCGTGGATATGATTGCGATTGTCTTAAAGACAGCCCTTGCTCAAAAACTCACACCTGGTCATTTAAAGACGTTAATGTAGCTGTTAAACGTTTATTTGCTGCTAGTCTGACTTTTAGTGTTCCTGACCAAATTTTCCCAAATATGCGTCAACATATCAAACAGATGCGTATTGAACAAGCCCCGAAGTGTCGCTCACCTTTACAATGGTTTAAAGATATGTATGCTAAGATACCAGATGGTGCGATCCGTACCGGTTCAATTATTGCTGGTTTTATTGGTGTTATTGGTTTAGGTGTGACACTTGCCACCCTTGCTGGCATGGGAAAACTAGGTACTAAAGAAAAGCCTAATGCTCAAATGGAAGCTGCTGAAATTTTGAATAGCCCTATTATTGACAAACCTATATTACATGCTGCTGTATCCAACCCTCCACAAGCTAGAAAAGCTCGAACACGCGCTATCCGGAATGTGTTGTCTAAGGGAGGTTATAGCCCATGTGTTTTTGGAGATCTTGATGGCACTGCCGATACTGTTGCCAAAGATCTTATATATGTTATCACGAAGCAGATGGTGCGCTTAAAGAAGAATGGAAATCATGCAATGAACGGTCTTATGATCAGTTGTAATGATATTCTAACTTCTGCGCACTTGCGATTAGTGATGCAACCGGATGATGTTATAACATTACATTTTCCGTTTCGTGGTGCTGCATTTAATGGTTTAGATTTTCTTTGGAAAGAGTTGACTATAGAACTCATCCATGATGGTGCAAACGAACCTACACTCGATGCAATGATTATTAGGTTGCCGAGTAAAATGTTTATTCCTCATTGTTCTACACTTACTAAGAAATTTGTTTCTGCTGATGGGTTTGCTAAATTAAATGGTAAACGCTGTCTTCTTAGCGTGTTGGAAGGTCGAGATGAAATTGTCCCTAATCAATGGTCGATTCAAGATCTTAATTTGTTCACTGAGAGAGTCGCTTATGATATCAAACATAATGGTGTAGTCCATATGGTCGAAACTCCTGTTTGCCTTGAGTTTGCCTTTCTTGGCGAGAAAGGGAATTGTGGCAGTCCTCTCACTTTGGTCGACCACAACCTTGGTCATGGAGCTAGAATCATTGGAGTTTTTAGTGCTACATCGTCTTCTGCGAATAGTAGCATAGCCGCTCCTGTTTGTTATGAAGCTATTGTTGACTGCCTATCTAGACTTGACATATCTTCGAAACAAAGACAAGTTCGTTACCAAGAAAATATTCCATTGACTTATGCTGGTGCAATGGAATTTATAGAGGATGACGGTAGTTGCTATGCTGTTGGCTCTAATCAAAAACCAGCTGATCTTAATTTCTATGGTGGTCGAATTCCCACACATGTTAACGCCGTGTCCCATATTATACCATCAAGGATCCAGGAAAACAAACATTTCACCTTACCGATTTATAAAGATCCAGCGCGTTTGAAGCCTTTTACGAATGAAGCTGGTGAAGTTGTTGACCCTGCTAACCTCGCCCTCAATAAGTTCTGTACTCGTATTTATCGTATGTGTCCAGATTTAATTAAAGCCGCACTGACTGATCTAGAGAGTGTATATGCTGCCAATCATAAAAGCCACCATTCTGGCCAACGCAGAATTCTTACTATTGAAGAAGCTGTGTTTGGCATTGAAGGCAATGATTTTTATCCTCCTATTAACCTTGCCACTTCTGCTGGACAATGGTGGAAACGTTCGCACCCTGGAAAAGGAAAGAAACATCTCATCGACCCTGAACGAAGATGGATACACCCCGACCTTTACAAAGCTGTTTTGCAACGCATTCTTTATGCGACTAACGGTGATAATTTTGAAGCTATTTTTGAAGATCATATGAAAGACGAGAAACGTGAGGCCCAAAAAGCCAAAGCAGGAAAAACTCGATTATTTTCCGCTGGACCTATTGATCTCACAATCGTCATGCGCATGTATTTTGGAGCCTTTGTTGCTTGGTTCCTTGAAAACCGCATTGATAATGAATCTTCTATTGGTATTAATCCTACCAGTCCTGAATGGGACAAACTCGCTCGTTTCATTAAGAAATATGGCGATAGCGTAATTGCTGGTGATTTTGGCAATTTTGACGCTACGCTTATCCGTGAACTTCTCATGGCTATTTTGGATATCATTAATAACTGGTACCATGATGACTTTTCCTTAATACGATCTGTTATTTGGGAAAGTGTCATTGGTGCTCTCCATTTCAATAATGGTAGATTCTACGATGTTTTTGGATGCAATCCCTCTGGTAATGCGCTCACTGCCATTATCAACACAATATATAATTGTCTTTTCTTCCGCTGTGTTTATTATGCTAGTGCGAAAGATCATAAAGTCGACGTTACTCAATATCCTTTTTCCGAGTTCGTTGCCTTTAATGCCTTTGGTGATGATAATTTATGTGGTGTATCTCCTCAAGTTCAATATTTCTTTAACCCTAATATCGTTACTGCTTACGCTAGCAGTCTTGGTATGACCTACACAGATGAATCGAAAGGCGATAAAAATACTGAGTTTAGGCGTTTGACTCAAGTTATGTATCTTAAACGCGGTTTTGTCTGGGATGATGGCGAAATGTTACATTTAGCCCCATTACATTGGCCCACTCTTATAGACATACCCAATTGGACGTGGGATGACATAGATCGTGATGATCTCCCAGCGTCCTGTGAACAAGTGCTTCGTGAATTAGCGCTGTGGGACGAGAAAACTTTTGACCATTGGTCCCATATAGTGCTTAAAGCCGCCGAGGAGGCTAAATACCCTCGACTCAATTCATGTACTTATCGCGCTTATCGTGATAGTATGCTCCGTGGAGGTGGTTATGATACCTCCAGCGTAGAGCTTTTCGTATAAAAGCTAACTCCGGTCACAAAGTCCTGTGACTGTAGTGTTTTTGTCTCTTAGGTGCTTAGGAGATATTTACACGGCAAGGATTATGAACATACCGTCCTGTTTAGTTACTTAAAAGGTTGTTTAGCACCCCAGTGTGTGCACATTCACGCGTGTGCTCACGTAATTACGCGTGACCGATAATACAAAAGAAACCGACGGTGTTGCTGTAGAATTCTCTGATAAACAGCAAATTACCGAATTTAATGATCAGAGCGGCCTGTCAGTAGTTCAGAAGGAGAACATGACAGTGCAAGCCCCATCCTTTCAACCAACAGAAAGCCGAGACCATACGATTTATAACTTTTTAGAAAGACCCAGAAACGTTGCTACAATAACCTGGGGATCTGCCTCGACTCCCGGAACTGTTATATTTGACATGAATTTACCTGATGAGATCCTTTCATCTGATATGACTGTCTGTAAAACTGCCGATTTCCGGTTTTTCTCTTGTAATTCCAAAATCCGTTTCCAAATCAATGCGAATAAATTTGCTATAGGCAAACTAATGGTAGTTGCCTTTCCTGTTCCCAGTCTTACTGGTTCGCTTGAAAACGGTTCAAACTTGACAAGCCTTACTGGTTACCCCCACTGCTTTATTGATGCAGGATCTGGTGCCACTGTTGAGTTCGAAGTGCCCTATATGGGTCGAAAGATCCAATATGACATGCTCCGAGATAGTGCCGCTCCTTGGGCACGAATCTCTGTATATGTGTTTAATCCATTGAATGGAACATCTGGTTCGACAACAGCTGAAGTGTCTATTTATCTTTCGGCGACCAAAATTTGTCTCAGTGTTCCAACCCCTCAACACATTACACCTTTTACCCCAGCACGTAAGACATTCAAAACAAGTTCTTTCCCTTTTGTAAAGCCCCGCTATGCAAATTATCATGCTTGTATGTCTGAAGCTGAAGAAGCCGCGACTAAAAATTCCATATCAACCTCCATTCGTAAGGTAGGTAATATGGCATCTGCAGTTGGTGGCTTGGGACTTGGTCCTATTAGCACAGCCGCAAATGTTGGCGCCAGTATTGCTGACGTCGCAGCTAGTGCTTTACAAGCCTTTGGCCTATCCAAGCCCCAAAATTATCAATTAACCGCCCCAATGGTACAACAACCCGCGAAATATTATTCTTCCTTTAACGGAACTGATAATTCCATTCCTTTAGCGTATGACGCACAAAATGGAATAGATCACAAGCTCAATATGTTCTGTACATCGAAAGATGAAATGGATATCGCGTATGTTGCATCAAAGCCCACTTTCATTGAAACTCTAACATGGACTACTTCACAAGTATCCGGGACCGTCATTGCGTCCTGGCCTGTGACACCTGGTTTTTGTGGAGCTGTCAGTGCAGGAGAAGTCGCTCCGACTTTACTTGCTTTCATTACGCATATGTTCTCATATTGGCGCGGAAGCATCTCCTATAAGCTTGATTTTACTGCCAATCAGTTTTATTCAGGTCGCATTGCCCTCTCCTTTTTCCCAGGTTATAGTACCATCACGAGCCCGGTGGATTTGAGTGAAGTAGAAGCTGCTCCCAAAGTTGTATGTGATATTCGTCAGTCGACAGATTGTGTTTTCACAGCCCCTTTCCTTCTTAACGTTCCCTACCTAGAAACCTATGTCGCATCGCGTACCTCCACCGCTGCGAGCATGGACTATGCAGGTTTAACCAACCTTAACCGATCTGGTGGGTTGATGGTGCTTTACGTTATTAATCAATTAGCAGCTCCTGCTACCGTACCTTCCTCTATCTATATCAATCTGTTCGCCTTCGGAGGCCCAGATTTAGAGTTCGCAGTGCCCATATGCGATAAGTACGTCCCTGTTCATGCAGTAACTCCAGCAAATATCGGCAATAAACCTCTTTCTAAGAAAAATAAAAATAAAAAGAAAGAAGGAAATCGCACACTTAGTGTGAATTCTTTTGTCGCTTGTATGAGTGACCCTGTTCCTGAAAATTTAAACCTTGCTGCCGGCGCCTCTGCTGGTCCAGCTTCTTGCAAAATGTTAGTTGCCTCGACTCCCCCAACTGGTAAACTGACTAATTTCGCTGCCACTTCAATTGGTGAAAAGACTCTTAGTTTGCGTTCCTTATGCAAAATGTTCTCTGTGTCTTATGCCGGTGCCGTTCCCGCGAATGAAGGTATCACAGTTGATCCTTGTTGGTTCAATTTTAATGATGAATCAACTACTGTGACAAGAATCGATCGTATTTCACGAATTTACGCTTTTTGGCGTGGTGGAATGCGCTACAAATTCATGCCCCAAATGACTGATACTGTAGATTTTCCTCTTTGGTCGATGACAACCTATTATGCACCTGAAGGCCCCGCTACCGAAACTGGTAATGTTGGCCCCCCTTTTGATATTGGCGATGGAATTGGATTCAGTTCCACGTTAAATATGCAAGAAACCCCTTTCATGGAAGTGATGATACCCTTTTATCATCGTGATTACCTCGAAGTCGTTACTGACCTTGAGAATAGTTCTCATTTAGCTGCCGTGTTTTATCCCCTCTTTAATGATGGCACCTCAGAAATGACTGTTCTTAAGGCTGGCGCGGATGATTTCACGTTTGGTTACTTAATTGGACCCCCGAATCTGAAGAGATACTGACCAGATTCAATATTAGACCACGCACCTATGTTCATTGGACATAGTTTAGTGTTTTTCTTC